GCCATAAAAAGAAATTGGGCTTCCCGTGGGAAGCCCTTTCTTTTTTTAGTTCGGCTGTATGTAGGGTACAGCTCGATGAATTCTTTAGCGGCAGCCATAGTGACAGATTCGATAAGTAAATCCTATTCTGTTCTAAGGATTGCTGCCGGAAAAGTTGCAGGTATGTGACGTACACCTCAATACCTTAGTAACGGAAGCGGTTATTACGCTGATAAGTGGGCAGTTTTGGTGATTTAATCGCCCGTATCGCCCATACCACCGCAATCGCCAGAAGTAACCACGGCAAGAGTTTAATCGTCAGGGCAAATAAACCGCCAACAAACATCACCACCGTGGCCACGACGAGCGCGGCCAGGATACCGAGCAGCGATACGCCCGTGACCATAAGCATGATAAAGAAGCCAATCACAAAAAGTAGTTCCAGCATGGTGCTCTCCCACGAGTTCCCGAATGATGCTGCGATCGTTACAAGAAACATGCCAAAAATAAGTCGTTGTTCTGAAAGCAAAACGCCCCGCAATGTCTTGCAGGGCGTGGCGTATTTGACCATCTTTTAGCGAAATTTAACGTTTATCCGCAACCAGACGCAGCGCGTGTTCCAGGACCTCAATATCCGCACCGGCCTTATGCGCGTTCTCGCTGAGATAACGACGCCACTGGCGCGCGCCAGGAATGCCCTGGAACAGGCCAAGCATATGGCGGGTAATATGGCCCAGATACGTACCATGACTCAGCTCGCGCTCAATATACGGATACATGGCGCGCACTACTGCCACGGGATCGGTGTCAGCACCGTCAACGCCAAAGATTTCCCGGTCAACCGTCGCCAGAATGCCCGGATTCTGATACGCCTCGCGTCCGACCATCACGCCATCCATATGTTCGAGATGCGCTTTGGCCTCGTCCAGCGACGTAATACCGCCGTTGATCGACATGGTCAGGTGCGGGAAGTCGCGTTTTAGCTGGTACACGCGCGGGTAGTCCAGCGGCGGGATCTCGCGGTTTTCTTTCGGGCTGAGGCCAGAGAGCCAGGCTTTACGGGCGTGGATGATAAACATCTCGCATTCACCCTTCCCTGATACGGTGTTGATGAAATCACACAGAAACTCGTAGCTGTCCTGGTCGTCTATGCCGATACGGGTTTTGACCGTGACCGGGATAGAGACGACGTCGCGCATCGCTTTGATACAGTCCGCCACCAGATGTGCATTACCCATCAGACACGCGCCGAACATACCGTTTTGCACACGGTCGGACGGGCAACCGACGTTGAGGTTAATCTCGTCATAGCCGCGTTCTTCAGCCAGCTTCGCGCACTGCGCCAGCGCAGCCGGATCGCTGCCACCCAGTTGCAGCGCAACCGGATGCTCCTCTTCGCTGTACGCCAGATAATCGCCCTTGCCGTGAATAATTGCGCCGGTAGTGACCATTTCGGTGTACAGCAGCGTATGGCGGGAGAGCTGGCGCAGGAAATAGCGGCAGTGTCTGTCCGTCCAGTCGAGCATAGGAGCCACACTAAACCGACCACTCCAGTGATTGCCAGAATTATCAGATGTCGCGCTGGTTTGGTTGGTTTTTATCATTTCAAGATTACCGTGCATTTTTTGACATTTACGTATATTTTTCTCTCATTGGGTTCCCACTCAGGACCCCACACGCATGGGAACCTGTTCTAACGAGATGAGCGAATGGCCTATTATAACATAGAGAAACGACTTAAAGCCGACGGCACTCCCCGCTATCGTTGCACCGTCCTGATCAAAGAAAAGGGCGTTGTTACACACAGAGAGAGCAAAACATTTCCAAAGCAGGCGCACGCAAAAACCTGGGGAAATCAGCGCGTGCAGGAGCTGGATCTTCATGGGCTCCCATCATCCGGCGACGCAACAGGAATCACCGTTCGTGATCTGCTGCAAAAATACATCAACGATCCAAACGCTGGTGGCAAATCGGGGAGAACAAAAAGCTACGTCCTGAATATGCTCGTCGATTGTGATATAGCAGCCATCCCCTTGCTCTCACTGACCGCAAATGATGTGATAGAGCATTGCCGACTTCGGAATAATGCAGGAGCAGGCCCGGCGACCGTGAGTCATGATGTCAGCTACCTTGGAAGCGTGCTGGATTGTGCAAAGCCTGTGTACGGCATTAACTATACCAGCAACCCGGCAAAAGAGGCCCGCCCTCACCTTCTCAAACTTGGGCTGATTGGGAAATCAAATCGCCGTAGCCGCCGGCCAGCATCTGAAGAACTGGACATGCTGATCGAAGGATTAAAACAACGTTCAGAACACAGAGCCTCAAAAATCCCGTTCGTAGACATTCTGATGTTTTCAGTTTTATCGTGCATGCGTATTGGCGAAGTTTGCCGCCTGCGGTGGGATGATATCGACGAAAAGCAAAAATCTGTGCTCGTGAGGGACAGGAAGGATCCACGGAAGAAGGAAGGCAATCATATGAATGTCGCTTTGCTCGGAGAGGCATGGGATATCGTTCAGCGGCAGCCGCGCAAATCAGAGCTGATCTTCCCCTACATTAGCGGCTCAGTAACTGCTGGTTTTCAGAGGGTAAGAAGCGCGCTTGGAATTGAGGATCTGCGTTATCACGATATGAGGCGGGAAGGTGCGAGTCGACTTTTTGAAGCCGGATTCAGTATTGAGGAAGTTGCCCAAGTGACGGGTCATAGATCATTGAATGTACTGTGGCAGGTTTATACAGAGCTATTCCCTAAATCGCTGCACGCCAGACTTGAACAACTACAAAAATCCAGAAGCAGCGACTAAACGAAATGCTGCGCTGTAGGTTCAACTCCCACCAGCCCACCAATCGACAAAAAATATTAAATAAAACCAATCTCTTACGGTTGGTTTTTTTATACCTGAAATTTGGGCGGGAAAAAACTGGGGAATAATTAGGGTGTTACACCGACATGTAAAACCTTGACACTGTATGTATAACCAGCTAAATATTAACTGTATATCCAACCAGTAAAAGGAGGTTTTATGCGTGTCGAAATCAGTATTGCAAAAGAGAAGTTCTCGAAGCTTCCCAGCAAAGCTCCAGCTGCGCTGCAGGCTGAAATGGAAAGGCGCTTAAGCAAGGAATACCAGGATGTTGAGGTTATCGTTAAACCAGCCGGAAGCGATGGCCTGTCAGTTCTTCGGACGGTCGATAAGGACTCAGCCAAGAAGAAGGTTGAAAATGTACTGAAAGAAACATGGGAGTCCGCTGATGACTGGTTCTTCTAATATGGACAATATTATCATCGCAGGGGCGCGCATCTACTTCCCGCCTGACAACCGATTGCCGAATGCCTCAGGTGATATGCTCACCTTTGCTGTTGTCCGTGATCCAGACACCATCCCGGATTATTTGCTTTTCGTTCATAAAGACGGTCAATGGGAGCTTGCCTCGCCCCGTTTTTTCAAAGAAGCGGCCCATGCCATATCCACTGCAACCAAAATTGCAAGCAGTCGTTTCCCGAACGTTACCTGCTGAGTGATCGTTGATAAAATCCTCACTGGCTGGTAACAATTCAATACTCGCACTATCGAAAGACCACCAGCCAGCCGCCGTTCAACACAAAGAAATAGCGGCTATCAACTTCATTTGGTTACTGGGAATTTTTTATATAGCGTACACATGGCAATATTGAACTGTGAGGCTATTTCTTTTCTGCTGACCCCTTTCTTCAGCATTACTGCCATCTCATTCCAGTCTTTATCGCTAAATTTTGGACGTCGCCCGCCGACTCTCCCTTTTGCTCTGGCCGCAGCCAAACCTGCAAGGGTTCTTTCGCTGATCAAATCCGATTCATATTGTGCGACATTTAGTATGTTGCGGAAATTATAGCGGCCACTGGCAGTTCGCATGTCTACTGCATCCGTTATCGATCGCAGATTTACGCCTTTGCTTTGAAGTTCCTGAAGCCATAGCAATGCGTAAAGAACATTTCGCCCAATGCGATCAATTTTCCAGAGAACAAGCTCATCCCCAGGCTGCAATTTATCTATCAATTTCTGCAGAGCCGGGCGGCGTTTGCCGCGACCTGAAATAACCTCCTGATGGATCTCCTCACAACCGACAGCGCGAAGCGCAATGAGCTGAAGTTCGGTATCCTGGTGCGCAGTAGAAACACGGGCATATCCGTAAATCATGAAAACTTCTCCTGTTAGTGAAAACAGGAGAAACGGCTGGAGAAGGTAGAATAACGACATTCTTGGAAAGGTCGGTTTAGGAAGTAGTGCGACAAGAGATGCTTACAGCGCTTCCGGGAAGATGCTTTCAGAGGGAGATTTTGGTGTTGGATTGCTCCTTTCATCCAGTAATGCGAAACCGATAAATCCCGCCACTTCAGCGCAGCCGGGGCCGACCGGATTTGGCTACTGGGCCGCGGCAGATAACGTCGGTGCATTTCCTGGCCAATGGCAAAGCATTCTGCAAATTGGGGTAGGTGGGGCGACTTACTCACAAATGGCATTCACATGCCTTTCCAGTACGCGTGCAGCTCTGCGAGTTTCTAATGGAAGTGCGGGATTCACAGGCTGGGCTGAATTCTATACAACATCGAATACCACGAAAGCCAGTGATGGCACCCTGAAGGCAGCGTCTCCGGTTGCGCGTATCGTAGCGAGCCAGGAAGAGTGCCAGCGTGCCGACATAGCGGAAGATGGTTTTGTCTGGTGTGGGTGCGGAACAGCAAATGCAGAAGCTGAAGGAGTGATTCTTTCTCGCCTTGATGTAGGTGTTTATGTGCTCGCCGGTTCGGCTGGCCTGGCATCTGAGGGATGGCAGTTACTGCCGCCAATGGACCCTGGCGGCATGGGGGAACTGGGAGTGGTTGAGGCAGAACAAACCGATAGCGGCCAGCTGACAATCCGTCTTTTCAAGCGAAAATATATCCTGAGCGATGAAGGTGAGGTCATCAAAACCAAAGGTGAACCGATGGACGTGCCGGCGAACAGCTGGATCGATGTTCGCCTTGATATGCCTGACGATTCCCTGTTTAACCAACGAATGAGCCAGGAGTCGAAGGTTTAGCGTCGCCCTCTAATGCGCTGACGCGGATAGCCAGGGCTTTGATTGCCGCCAGCGCATCAAGCACCAGAGGATTGAGGTCGAGCGTCATTTTCCCCGACTCCTCAGCCGAATGAACATATTGCGGATCTATCTTTTCCAGATCCTGAGCAATCACGCCGCGGCGAGTCGTTTTGGCTTCATCTGCGAGGTAGTAGAAGGTCTTAAAGTCCATTGCCTCTATGTTGTTAAGTGACTCGTTTAAATCCAAATCCCCTGTCACAGCCTTAAAGTTAATATCCGATGTGCCGGAAGCCTGGTACTGCGTCCATGGAATGTTAGCTTTAGGTTCCTGGGGGTTATTCGTTGAAACAAATCGACTAAATCCAGCACTATTGGAACCAATCCACATCTGAAATATTCGGTTTACGGCATAGCAGCTTTGATAACCGGCACCATTTGCCGGTGCCCATGCAGAGGATGCATTGGTTTCGCTGATAAATGAACTTCTGGCTTCTGTCGGTTTAGCTTCAGAGTAAGCCCCAACCCCAAAATCCCCTACGGAAAGCATATCTCCGGAGGAGCTGTAAGCGTTCCTGGTGGCGCTACTTCCTAAACCGAGGTTTGAGCGAGCGCTCTCTGCAGTAGTTGCCCCGGTCCCGCCCTGGTCAATCGAGAGAGCACCGTTGCTCCCTTTCTGCGCCAGTTTACCGATGCCGGGGATCGTAACAGGGTTGCCGTTGATGGTAACTGTGATGCTCTGGTTTGCTGAGGTAGTGGCGAACGTCTCCCACGCACCGATATTCTCGTCATACTCTTTGATAAGCTGAGACATCGCCTGTGCCAGTCCGTCTATAGAGGTAATGTCAGACACAAGAATTCCATACTTCTGGCCGCTCAGCGCCGGGGAAGCAGCTGGCGTAACCGTCATTGATGTGGCGCTGTTCACGGATGAAATCTGGAACATCTGGACCGGGTTAGACATGACGATAATCGTCTGGCCAGCACGAACCTGGCTGGCCGGTGCCGTCCAGTTTGTGCCAGTGCCGGTTGCGGTATCTCCGTTAATAGCGATGGTGCCGGTGTTATAAAGCATATTTTCTCCTGTTCGCAATGCATCACCTGAGCGGTTTTTGCATAATTAGGAATGGGTTTTTGAGAGTGATGGTGAATTTCTCTGCTCAAATAGATGCAGTTAACAAATTGGTATGAATTAATAATTAGTGAAAAAGAGGGCTGAATGTACCAGCCCTCAATAACCACAATATTTTACCACTCATTTATTTCTAGCCAACAAATGAGCCTGTACCTCTGGTAATTGTTAAGCTTGGAGAATAAATGATTTTACTTACTGAGTTAGCATTAACGATAGTTAATGTTGCTGTAACTGTATTTGTATTTATTCCCTTAACTCCAAATCTCAATGTGTAAAAATTATTAGCATACGCGCCGGATTGCACTGGAAGGTTTGAAAATGTTTTGGATTTCCCATTAATATCAATAATGACATTCATACGGGAATCGGCATTCACTGATGAATAAAAGGTTGCTTCTACAAGAGCATTCTTAGCGAGACTACTTGATCCTGAGTCAGTATAAGTAATCGTTTTAACTAAATTAGCAGTTCCGCTTAATGAAGCATCCGAACCGACACCAACGTTGGCAACATCCCCAACAAATGACGTTGCCTCTATTGTTCCGGTAAATTTTCCTCCTGACGCATAAACCATCCCTCTTACTGTTACGTTATTGAAAACAGCATATCCTGATTTGTTAATGTGCCAGCCAACGTTCCCGGTTCCGTCCCAGGTTGACGACTGGATGTAGTTGCCTATTTTGGTATTGCCGATGGTACCGTCACCAATCACAGTATCCCGGATAATGGTTTGCCCGTTCTGAATGACGAACGGAAGCGTAACCTGTGCTCCGGCCTGGTGCGTTACTGCGAAGCGGTCAGCCAGGAAGATAACCTGCGACTGCATGCCGGATGGCGTATTCTCCACGCCGATACCCATCCCCGCGGCGTAATACTGCCCGTTGCTGGAGACACCAACCTTGATGTTGTACATCGCGCTGAGGTCGCCATTAACGTTGGCTATCGCCTGAGCGTTAGTGGTGATGGCTGAGGTATGCCCGTTCACGGTCGCCGTAATGCCGTTTATCTGTGTAGCCGTAGCCTGCTGATAGTCGGAGAACGTCTGATTCAGGCTGTTGATGGATGCCTTATTGCCGTTGACATCCGTCTGCATGCTCAGCAGAGAGCGCGCCGTTGCCTCCTTCTCGTTAACGATTACCTCATCAATACGGTCCAGCTGCGCACTGTTACCGGCGACCGTTGCGGACAGGGTTTTACGCGCGGCCACCTGTGCCAGCCCGTTCTGGATAATGGCGATGGCCGAGTTTTTCACCCCGCCCGTCATGCCGTCCATAGAAACGCTGATGCTGTCGATTCGCTGGCCCAGCGCGGTATCAGCCGTCGCCACGGTCTGCTCAAGCTCTGAAAGAGAGGACGACACATCGCCGACCGTGCTCGAAAGCTCATTAACGCTGGTCTGGACCTTCCCGACGTCCTGGGCATTTTTAGCAATATCCTTCGCCTGCTGCTCCAGTTCGTCGTTGGCCTGTTTGATGTCGTCAGCCATACCAGCAATTTTTTCGTTGCTGTCCACCGCGTTCTCGATCAGGTCTTTGAACGTTTCCGACTCTTTCATATCCTCCAGAATGTCATTGGTTATTTCGCTGACATCTATCGAGGACGTGCCCATGACCCAGTCGGTCCAGTCCCCGGCGTTACCGATACGGTCAATCAGGCGCGCGCGGTACCACTGGCGAACGCCGGCAGGCATGGGGCCATGCTGATAATCTGCAGCCGGGTACGGCACCAGGACCAGCAGTTCAGGATTGGCGTAGTCGGCAGTTGTGGCGCGCTGAATCTCTGTATAGGCCGTGTCGCCTGAGCCATCCGGAAATTTCCAGGTCAGGTCGATATGCCAGACCACATCTTCGGTCGCCAGGAGGTTGAGCGGAGTACCCGGTTTTCCCGTTTTACCGGAGAGATAAGTTGTTTCACCGTATCCCCATGGTGACGACGTATCCTGCGCATTCAGCGCCCGGACGCGCACGTCATAGCTGCCGGAATAAATGCCCTGAACAGAGAAACCCTGCGCGCTGGTAACCGGAACGTTTATCCAGTCCCCGTTGTCCTTACGCCACTGGGCAACATACCGGATTGCGCCCTCTACCTTATCCCATGACACGTCCAGGCTTGCTACAGTCAGCCCCTGAGACACATGATCGCTCTCAGTCACCACGATATTTTTCGGAGCAGACAGGACGCTTATCGGCGTGACGGTGATCGGGGGCGACTCGACCCGAACGCCGTCATCGATGTAACGATATTTGTTTGGATCGTGCTGAACGGCCGTAATAGTGAAACCGCCTGTGCTGTCGTCGTTAGCCGCGATTGAGGTGACCCTGAAGTACTGTATTGCGAGGTTATCACTGTCTATCGCCCAGACAGCGCCCGCCACAGGAACCTGACTGAATGCCGTAGCCACCGTCACCGTTTTTTTATCGGCGCTCACCGCGCTGATTGTCCGCGTCTGGGCTTTTCCGTCAGGAAGGTTAACCACCAGCCGGTCTTTCGCCGCGTAGTCTATTTCTCGATCAAGGGTAATCTGGCGGCCGTTGACCGCGCTTATGCGGCCCCCGTTCTCCTTACCAGAACGGAAAGGATCGGCGACACCGATAATTTCAGCGGGCAAAGGGATATAACCGTCCAGCCCCACGCCAAACGATACGGTCCCGTCTTTGGCATTGGAGAGCAATACCCAGCGACCGCGTCGGTGCGCTTCACTTTGCGAGGTGCAGCCGATTGCGGTCAGGGACGTCTGCCGGACGTCGTAACGTTCTACAAGCGCCGAATCATAGACCCCCTCAACGGTATCGCTGTAATGATTCTGCGGATCGGACCAGGACACCAGGCAGGAACTGTAGCGATTTTTGTATGAGCCGCCCGCATAAGTAAACAGCCCATCGATAACGTTTGAGACGTTATAAACCCAGTCAACATCGTCCTGCGGGACGTCTGCCTGGACATAAATCTGATCGTTACCCCAGAACGTTATTCCTCGAAATACCGCGGCGAGATCGTTAAGTACCTGCCAGGCGTCCTTCTGGCTCTGAATGAAAACGTTGCAGGTGAAACGCGGTTCGGTGCCACCAGCCCCGTCGGAAACCATTTCGTCACAGTACTGGGCGATTGAATACAGCGCCCACTTATCCACCATGGACACATCCACGCGCGTGCCCATGCCGTAAATTTCATCCAGGACCAGATCGTAAAATATCCAGGCGGGGTTATTGGACCAGGCCATTTTGAACCCGCCGGACCATGAGCCAGAATAGGTTCGGGTTGTCGGATCGTAATTATCCGGAACCTTAATCAGCTTGCCTTTTATCTTACAGGTCACTTTCGGCGCGCTGCCGTTGAACTGGCTGCTGTCCACTTCGACATACAGGAGCGCGGTTAAAGGATAACGAAGCTTGCTGTCGATGACTTCCGCATACGAAAACACCTTAAAGGCGTTAACCAGTTTCGAATTTGATCCGCTGGCATCAGCCGTAATGCGCCTGACCCTGACAGACCAGCCGGACGTGGATTTTGGCAGATCGATACGGTGGTCACGCTGATATTCCGTCGTGGTCTTTCCGTCAAACTTGCCGTTTACAACCGTTTTCCAGGCGCCGCCGTCCGTTGATAAATCGATCGCATACTCGGTGACCGTGCCCACCATATCGCCGTTATCTTTATAGAGATACTGGACCGGAAGGCTGAGCTTGATGCGGATAGCATCTAGGGAAAGATTGGTAAACTGGCGTGTCCAGGGCGCGGTGGTGGTGACAGTTGTGCCAACCGCCAGTTCGTTATCGACCTGGGGCATCCCGGCAATATAGGTCTGGTCCTGTGTGCCCTTGCGGAACTCCCATTTCACGCCGCTGAAGTTATATTCCCCGCTGTCGTTTGCCAGCGGCGTATCGTTGAGAAAAATATTCTGAGCGGTCAGGTCGCCCTGTATTTCTCCCTCAGAAACGGCAATGAGCATTTTTAATTTTGCGACCGACAGCAGATCATCAGGTTGCTCAACCGGAGTATGCGCGCTTCCACCGCCCCCTTTTGCACCCTGTATGATGGTTTCACCATGGAGAAGTTGCATTTTTACCCCATTAAAAAACCCAGCCTGAGCTGGGTTATTTGTTAGCATTAATGATGGCGTCTTATTACATGTTTTTGTAATAACTAACTTTAGAGTCAAAATCCTGTTTTGCGAGTGGCGTTTGGCTGGTTACATAAGCCTCCCACGAACTATAAGCCTCAACAAGAGCACGACGCTCTTCTGTATCTTTAGTGCTGGCTTTCATTGTTTCAAACACATTAGACCCAATTTCTTTCAGCTTGCTCTTTCTGGTAGCGCCACATGTCGTTATTGCATCAGCTACCGAATTATCCCACCCAACTAATTGCAGAATCTCTATACGCTTCTGGGTAACGAACTGATCTGCTGAGGCATTAAGAGCTTCCTTAGATAAAAATTCAGCAAACTCCTTTTTACTATGCGGCATTTGTTTTGGCATAGTAATGTTATCCTCTTGACAATTTGCTAAATCAGCGTATTGCTTTTGTAAATTGTTATTCTGATTTTGTGGGGCACAACCTGAAATAAAGAGCACACCTAATAAGACCAAACCGTGTTTTTTCACTTTCATCTCCTTGATCGGCATCGTTTTGGATATGATAACCAAGGGTGATTGCAATGTAACGTTCATCTTATTAGGTTGTATTTCACTATTGCTGATCGCTCGAGTACATACCGGCGCTGACTATCGCTCCCCCTGCCTCGATCAGACCGTAGGCCAGGGGGACAGGATGCCCCATAGCGACCGTATTGACCGGCGCCCCGAAGGCGTAGTTAGGCGTGTTGTCCGTGCTGGAGGATTTACCCGCGCCGAAGGATGGCTGGGGCGTGAGCATCTGGACAACGCCACCCAGCATCATTGACACCCCGACCCCGGTCAAAATTGACGTGGCGCTGATGGCTGTTGCACTCATCGCAGCCCCCCAGGCTGCCATACTCGCACCGGCGGTAAAGAATGCAGCGACCAGCGCAACTGCACCGACAACTATCTGCAGGACGCCCGAACTTTTGGCCCCCTCATAAACGGGCACGATCCGGTACACGCTTCCACCGCGGGTCATATCAAACTCTTCCAGCCCGATATTGTTGTCACCGTTAAAAAAGGCGAAACGGACCCCCTTCATATGAGCTTCCGACATATATTTTTTGAATCCGGGAACCTGTGAACACATGGCCCTGAGCATTTCGCGCAGATCGGCAACATCAAACTGAACGCGTTTACCGAATTTTTTAGCCATTTTCCCTTCGAGAATAAGCGTCTTAACCATGCGTTCTGTCCTTATGCCTGACCACCCGGACCGTTCTGTCGCGATAATATTTTCCATAAGGCGTTCGCGAAGAAAGGTGCCCGAACAGATGATGGAGAATGATGTTGTCACCCATATATACCGCGGCGTGATTAGTAACCGATGCCTGCAAAGTCATCATGATGATGTCCCCTGGCTGCATTGCACCGGCGGCAATCTCAACAAATCCCTCACGCTCCCAGTTGTCGTCGTAGAGCCGTTCCTTACCGCTCTCCCACCATTCGTAAGGTACTGAATAGTTCCCGAGAACAATGCCGTATTCGCGCAGATAAAATTCACGGATAAGCGACCAGCAGTCGGCGTAACCCAGTACCCACTGCCGCCCGGCATAATCCCGGTCTTCACGCGGGGAAATCGTACAAAAATCCCCGTCCGGCCAGGACATGATCCCCCACTCAATCCCCGACCAGTCGCACTGGATCCGGTCCAGCTCCGAGGGCACCAGCCGAACCACATCCGGATGGGAATGAATGAGCATGATGATCTCACCGCGCGCGCGGGCAGCGAGCTGATCTTCCGGGGAGAGCGTGAATGTCTCCTCGGGCTTATCTGCAATGTTGCGGCAGGGAATAAAGATTTGCTGCTGGCCTGACTGAACAATCAGACCGCAGGCTTCTTTGGGGTATTCAGCAGCGACGTGCTGACGGATAGCATCCAGCAATTTTTCACGCATCTTTATTTCCCCTGCAGGTTGGCGGCCGGAAAACCACCGAACGGCAGTGGCGCGTCCGGGCCGTGACGATCCTGACAATCCTGCCGGCGGCCGCCACAAACGTCTTTCGACGGGTCATCGGTCGGCGTACCGTCTTTGGTAAAGTATTTCGTGCCGTTGTAATCGCATCCGGTCCCGCTTCGGTACCAGCCCCGCATACACCAGGTGCAGACAGGAGTAATCTGCCGTGTCGGCAGCTGCAGGCTCTGAATATCGAAAGGAGAACACAGCTCGAAATCAACCTGTACCCGCGTCTCTGCGGTTTTAGCATTGACGTAAAAGAGCTGTACGCGCTCATCGGCAGGGCTGGCACCCGGATTACCGTTTTTCCAGTTGGCGGCATCGAGATACTTCGAAAGCGTGGTATGGATTTTGACCTTAGCCCTGACCATATCGTCATATTCAAGACACAGCGCGGTGACATAGTTTCCGACGTTCCCGACGGACAGCGTGGGCGTTGGCTGGGAACCTGTACTCGACAACTCCATCCCCTTCAGTTCGTAGGGATGGGGATCGTACTGGTTTCCCTGCCAGATAATGGCGGGCAGATTTTCTGCGGCGAAGGCTGCCCACTCCTCTTCCTGAATATTGTGCGCATGAAAACGCAGCACCTGATCCATACCGAATTCAGTGCCGTCGATCTCAATCAGCTGAATAACGCTGCCGGGCTCAAGCTGTTGAATGTCTGCCGTAAAACTCATACTCCCCCCATAAAAAAAGCCGCCCGGAGGCAGCTTTCAGTGTTTGTCGAGAAAATCAGGGCGCGAACGCCTGTTCAAAAGTGAAGGCCACAGTGGCTTTTTTCCCGGTAGGGAAAGAAACGCTGAACGAATCGGCTTTCATTCTGAACAGCTTTTTTTCACCCCATGGCGTGGTCCACCAGAACGATTTAGTAACGTGCGACATCAGAAAAGCGCGCAGCGCAGCCGCCTCCTGTCTGGTTCCCGTCCAGTCCAGATTCCACGTTTCCTGTTTGTCGTTGATCCCCATCCCTGCTATCTGTTTGTAGCCATCCCCGAACTGGGCCTGCAGCGTTCGGGCTGTTTCAGAGCCCTGCGCTGTTTTTCTCGTGCGCCAGGTAAACGTGTCTGTCACAGTGTCCTCCTCGAATAAAGCACGCCGCCTGCGGACATTTCTTTTTTCAGTCGCTCGGTGATTGTCTGCTGAACAATCGCCTGCAGCTGTTTCGCCGTCCCCGTGGCGTTCGCCTGATTTATGCTTCCGTCACTCCCCTGCTGGCTGATGCTAACTGGGGCATAAACACTGATCCCGCCCATGCCAGCACCGGCTGCGCTCCCGCCGCCGACCAGACCGCCCGAGGCATACCCGCGCATCAGGCGATAGAGATTAGCCACGCCGATGCGGCTGGTTGATTCTTTGGTGAAGACGAATTCCCCGCGGTGAACGATACCGGCTGGCTCGTACTTGCCGCCGTGCCCGGTAAAACCGCCCACGTCAAAACCCTGTGGCCGGTATGACGAGACCGCGAATGACTGACCTGCAGAGGAGGTTTTCGCCCCGCCGCTAACCCAGCCCATTGCGCTCTGGATGGTGTAAGCCACCAGCAGCTGGTTGATAACGGACACAATCATTTTAAGGATCGAGCTGGTGAAGTCCCTGAAGCTCGCCTTCCCGGTTGTCGTCAGGCTGGTAAGCTGGCCCGCCAGCCCGCTGAACGTAGCCTGCGAAATCTGCTGAACAGAGCTGAAAACGTTTGTCGCAGAATCCTGATATTCGGCCCAGCCCTGTTTCGCACCGGCCAGCCAGTTTGCGCGCAGGGCATCTTCAGCCTCAAACGTCGCCCTTTGCTCTTCAAGAACTTTCTGCTGCGCCTGAGGGTTGTACGAATAGCTTTCGCTGAGACGCTGCAGCGTAGTTTGTCGCCCGGCTTCCCGGGTGGATACCCCCTCAGACTGAGCCTGCAGGCCCGCCCTGGCGGCTTTTTGCTGCTGCTCAAACTTCACGGCCTGATCGGCCAGCTGGTTGAGCTTTTGCTGGCTGGCAACCTTATCGCCCAGATCGGCCAGCTGCCGCTTGTACTCGAGCGTTTCTTCCTTGTGCGCCAGCAGGGATTTTTCCTTCACCGTAAGCTGACGACGCCCCGCGGCCTCCTGCAGAACGGTGAACTGATTTTCAGTCTGCCAGAGATCCTGACGCTGTTTGCTTATGACGTCGTTTACGCTGGTATGCTGCTCGAGCGTTTTAAGCTGGGCCTGAAGGGTGAGGAGTTCAGCCTGAGCTTTTTCCTCTGCCTTATCACCAGCAGGAGTGGTGTATCCTTTCGACTTGGGGACTTTTGGATCCTTATAGAGTTCCTCTATCCCCTTTCTGGCCTGAGCAATCTCTGCCTTACTGAGCGGCTTAACACGCTGTCCCTCTGGAAGAAATTGCGTTTTTTTGACCAATTCAGCATTTGTTGTGATGGCTTTATTGAGTTCCCTTTCAGCATCTGCCCTTTTCTGTGCTTTGCTCGCTCCTGCGTCCAGGTACTTGTTCAGAATCCCCTGTGCTTTCACTCCTTCAGTATTCAGCTGCTGCGATTTGACCTGTGCCTGGTTGTAACCCTCCTGTGAACGAATCACAAAAGTAAGTTCACTTTCCTTCTGACGTAATGCAGCCAGCTCTTTTTCTGCTGCACCCCCATCACCAGTATTGCCCATTCCAAAAACACCCGGCCGGGTGTTATCCGTCAGGGTTTTTATCCGTGCCCTGACAGACTCCAGCTGATCGCTGGCCGTTTGCTGGCGACCAATACCAAGGGCGGCATCCCAGTAAGCGCCCCATGTATCCGTTACGCCACGAACAAAGCGATCTATCAGACCCAGGTTATCAAGTACCTGCTGGCTTCGCTGTTGCTCAGCAGCACTATAAGCCTGCGCGGCCTTCTCTCCTGCCGCCTCTTTATCACCCCTGCGCTCAAGCTCGGAAATATATTGGAACTGAGCTGCCGAGAGGTAATGTAGCTGACGGTTAAGCTCTTCTGACGCCTGTGATGGCGAATCATATAATTTCTTAAAGTTCGCGAGGGTTTTATCCACCGACTGCCCGACCGCGTCCTCCATTGCTGCAGCCGTCGTGGTGATGTATTCCAGCTGGTTTCCCCGGAACTGCCCGCTACCAACAACCTTCGCAAGAGTGGCAGCTGCATTTCCGGTGGTAACACCTGCCGTTTCTGAAATTTTGCGAGCTAAATCGCTCAGCTGTCCGGTTGTCTTACCGGCATAATTCCCCGTCAGAATAAGCTGTTTATTAAATTCAGATGCTTCACTGCTGCCTTTGTACCAGGCAACGGCCAATAGTGCCAGCCCCCCGACTAGCCCACCCATAGCAAGACGTACTGGAGTCAGAGCCCTCAGAAAACCTCTGCTGTGTTCTGTATTCTCCGCCAGTGCATTGGCATTTTCAGAAAGTGATTCCTCGGATTCATCTGCGGATGATTTAATCCCCAGTAACTCCTCTTTGATAATCTGGAAAAGATTACCGACTCCACCGAATGAATCGCTGATTTGCCCGCCCTGCTGCATCAGGACCATCCACAGCGGCATTCCACCTGCTATCGAGGTTGCAATATCCGTAAACTGAGCGGGTAACATACGGATCGCCTGGCGATACTGCCCGGCACTGAGCGTTCCTCTTCTCCATGCATTTTCCTGTTCCTGAAGTCTTGCAATAAGTGGTGCAGCTTCTTCACTTACACCCAGTTGCGCGGCCTTCAGATTCAGTAATTCGGTTCTGGATAATTTTTGTTCTTCAACCTGGGATTTGAGCTGTTGGAGAAACCGGGATCGAGCCTGACTGGCTTTTTCTTCGGCCTGTTGTAGTTCTTTTTGCCGGGCCGTGGTCTGGGATATCAGCGCAAGATAATCCTGCTGCGTGATATTCCCCTGCGCACGGGCCTTCCGGAATTGCTCCTGAACCGACGACAGAGAGTCCGTTTCTCCGGTCAGCGACCTCACGCCATCAATCTGTCGATAGAACGACGCCGCCAGCGCATCCTGTTGCTGCGCAAGCGCTGATGCCCGGGATGCGTTCTCCCTGAGTTGCTCACTTAATCCAGCCACTCGCTGGTAGGTTTGTTCAACGGACTCGCCGACTTTTTGCATGTCAGCGCTAAGACCAGCTGCAGCCGTTGACTGCTGAGCCAACATATCCGACATGGCCGCACCGCTGCCTGCAGCTGCTTTAGCAAGCGCCGAGGCCTGCAATTCTGCGGCCTGTTGCATACGTGTACGGACTTTTTCGGATTCGTCCCCCATTCCGGTTAGCTGCCCCTTTATACGGGCAACCTGCTCGCTAAAAGTGGCACTGTCGACATCAAGGTTGATGACCAGGTCGCTAATCTGCTGGGCCATATCGGATACCTCCTGTTATCCCCTCAGCGGCGGTCATCAGCGTATCATCATCCGGCTCGTCATCGCTGATGACGCTTTCCGAAGGAGAAAGCAGGCTGAAATGTGCGGGGGTAAGTTCCGGATCGCGGAAGAAAAGAGTAGAGATGGAATAAAGCAGCCCGGAGAAATGCGCATCGAGCTGTGCGTCCTGAAAATAATGCTCCCGGTAGAACAGGTGCCAGTCGCCCAGTTCACTGGAAGTCATCCCAGCCAGCATGGCGCGCCAGTCGGGTCGACCGAACTCGCGCGCCAAATTCAGGACAAACTTCAGCTCGCTGGCAAGGGCTTTTCCGCGGTAACGGATTCTTCGTTAGCAGAGGATTCAGTTACACCCTCCACGTCCTGATGATCACCTTTCTCATCTTCAACGGGGAATAACATGCCTGATAGTAGCTTGACCTGCATTTCGGCTTTGCCGATAGCCTCCGGCGGCCAGCCGCTCAGGACCTGCTGATACAACTTTTCCACATCCGTGCCGGCCGGATCGTTATGCCACAAAGACATCGCGATCAAGCGCGCACCGCAGCGAATATTTGAACCTATCAGCCGGGTCGTGACTTCCTGATCGCTTATGCCATCGCTGTCAGCGCTGACGGCCTTCTCCTCATTTGCCATAAACGTGAGGAACTCAATACGCTGAAGGGCCGACAGCTCGAAGATGGTCAGGGACTCTTTTTGCCAGGTGAAATTATCTTTTTTCAGAAACATGAGCCTTTCCTTATGCTGCTGTTACGGTGACTTTGCAGACCGCAACGAAATTACCGTCGCTGGTCATAACAATAATGTCAGCGGTGCCTGCCGCCACGCCGGTGACCGTGATCGCATTGCCGCTAACGGTGACCGTTGCTTTTGCCCCGTCAGAGGTTGCCACGCGGAACGAGGTATCTGAGGCGCTGGCAGGGTTAACCGTCACATTGAGCGTTGTTGTTGCGCCGACGGCCACGCTTACCGTGGCTTTATCGAGCGTAACGCCGGTCACGGGGATATTCGGGGTCCCGCTTTCTTCTGCCAGTTCCGGCTTGCCGGTATTGGTGATTTTCGCTGTACGGGTAATGACCTCTTTTGCCGGAATGGCTTTACCCAGGCTGCTGCACCAGCCGCGGAAAACGTCGACGGTACCGTTCGGGTATTTGATTTTGTAATAGCGTACTGAGCCATCAATAAACCATGCGACCAGGTCTTTTTGCCCTTCTTCACCCGGCTTCCAGGCGAGGGTGAACGAGGTATCGCCAGCAGATTTTGCCCCCTGGGCCGTCGCGTTCCAGTCGGCATCTTCGTCGTCGAGGTAAGTGTCGTCATACGATTCGGCGGTCATCTCGCCCGGCGTCAGCTCTTTAATTTTCGCCAGACGGTTCCAGTCGATATCCGAGAGTGGGTTAGCGAAAGCGTTGCCCGTTCCGGTGTAAAGCCAGAGTGTGGTACCGGCGCCTTTTACGGGTGCCAGCGGGTTTGGAGTAGGCATAAGTACCTCTTAAATTGAATAGGTGATTAAGTACGTGAAATCGACAGAACCCCAGGTGGCCATTTCATCATCCCGCTGATAGTCATAACCCTGCGGGGTGAACGTCTCGACCAGTTCGGTCAGACCCGGTATGAAGGCCATTGCCGGATACACTTTCTCTTCCATCCAGGAATCAAGCGCGCTGTCGGGGCTGGAGGCTTTAAGAAATACCTCGATGTGAACAACCGCCTGCCACGAATCTTCGTCAAGCGAATCGCCGGTGTACTCCGCGTCTGAAAGGTAAACAGCCACGGCAGGGAGATCCTGCTCTTCAAGAAAAACAGGGCGCCCGTCAAACCAGGTGACCGTGTCGGTGATCTCGGCTTTCAGTTTTGCCAGAATGGCTGCACGAATTGCGCTGTGTCTGTTCATCGCTTCAGGTGAATCCTCAGTTGGTTTTTCAGGGCTGCGGAAAGTTCTTTAGGCATATCGCTTTCAATAAGGCGCTTTGAAATAGCGGTGAATGCCACGGTGAGCGGTGTCTCAAGAGGAACTTTGACCACATCAATCGGATAACGGGCCTGACCTACGCGCCGCATGACTTGCCAGCGCCCGTTCGCAAGCTGTTGAATAAAAGCGTTACGAAAGGTATAGGGTCCGATTTTGAGGACGCTACCCGCTCCGTTTCTGGCCCCTTTTTTACGCGAGAGCCGGACGCGCGCCGTGCCGAGCTTAATCGCGGGAAGATTACCGCGGTTGATTTTTATCGACGCGACCGGGCGATCGTGGCGGGCCTTGCGCAGACGGGAACGCTGCCGGACCAGACGAACCGGAAGCCCCTTTTTCCGGTTATCATCAACTGTTGCTTCTTTCGCTACAGCTTTGCTCCCCTGGCTTATCGTTCTGCTGGCCACCCGGTTAAGTGCTTTTGCGGTTGCCTCAGGAACGATTAACCGGCTGAGGCTGTTCAGGTTCTGAATAGCCCTTTCCAGTCCTTTCACAGACATAGCGCCTCCTCATTCGAGATGGATGCGGGGTTTCCCGTTGAACATGTCATAGCGGGTAACGGTCAGGTTCTTACCGTCGTAGTCGACGCTGTCGTTTCGGCGTGGCTGGTAAAGCTCAGAGAAAACCACCAGCGAAGTACCTGTTCCCGACAATGGCCCCATTTCCTCGAGCTGCTCGGCGGGAACAACGTCATAGCTGCTGCCATTGATGATCGCTGTCTTTCCCATCTTTTTTATGGTGGCCGCGTCCATGCGCGCCGCCATTCGGTCAAAGGGGTTAGGCATTGATCTTAACTTCAACAACGGTGGTGTTTGCCCCTGCATCTTCCCAGGCGATGCCCGCGGCAACGGCGTCCGTTTCTTCGATCGTGATGTTGCCGTCCTTGATATACACCTGCGCCCCGGCAGTAACCGCATCTGCGGAAACTTTTGGCAGGAGGAATACACCCTCAGTAAAACCGTCCCCGGTATCGCCAGCCGGGATATCGGTAATTGCCACCGCGATAAGTTTTCCAACAACAACCGGGTCGCCGCTGTGAACATCGGTTGCACCACTGTTTACCAGAGGGATCGTTTTCCCGTCCTGCGCATAGTTCTTAGCCATAACTTCTCCATTCAGCCCCTTGCGGGGCTGGTTTCAGGTATAAAAAAAGCCCTTACGGGCGTCTGTTTGTCAGGACTGTTTTTTACTGACCAGAGGATTTGGTCATGCCGCGATAGTCCAGCGGCGCCACGCCAGCATCAATACGCACTTTCGTGGCAATACCATCAGTGGTGAAGCCTTCCTGCTGATCGATGTATGGCGTGTCGACGCCGTTGAGATAAGCGACCTCGATGGTGTCGGTGCCCTTCGCGGCAGCCAGATACCAGGCTTTCGCATCAGCTTCATCCAGGCGTGGTTCGGCAATGACTTCTGCAAAGTTCTGGATAGGGTTAACGATCCCGGCATTGATGTCTGCACCTTTAACACTGGCCGACTTGATGGTCTGATTTGCAAGAGTTTCCAGGGCGACGGGCACCAGCATGTAGGCCGGACGGATATTCAGGGTTCTCTCCCCCTCCTTCTGCAGACGCATCAGCTTGCGCGATTCGTCCAGGCTGGCCACAGAAATTGCACCCGAGCTCAGGTTCTTGTGATCGGCATGGAACAGCGCCTTTCCGTCTGAGAGTTTCGGGTTTTTGGTCAGAATGGCGTAAACCAGATCGCCAATCGTTGCTTTCGCCGCGCGCCCCATCTTCATCGGTACGTCGGTAAGCTGGTTCAGATCGTCGTTGATGATAGCCTGGCGGGTTACTGAGAAGATTTCACCATACGTGGCAAGCGCGATGGTTTCGCCTTTGTCACTGGTAGTGATGTACTTGTACTCAGCCCCTTCGCGCACCTGTCGCAGAGAAGGGAAACCACCCATACCGACACGATGCGCCGTTTTGAAGTCCGACAGCTGGCCTTTTTTGGTCCACTGCTCGAAGGTTTCCTGCGCCTCGTCCCAGCCCTGAATCAGCGCTTTGTTCGCAACATCAAGCAGAATGTTGCCAAAGTCAGAGGTGCTGTGGGTCAGCGCCAGGCCAACCATCTGCATCGGGTTGTAGCTGGCCACGCCGATACCTTTTTCTGTCAGGGCCATACGCGCATACTCGCGCAGCGTCATACCGTTATAAACGTTATCCCGCTCCTGACCTTCGAACCCGGCACGCGCCATCAGTGCCTGGCGAATACCATCCGCGACGAAGTTACCGTTGCCCGCATGAATATGCGGCTGGGTGGTTTTATTGGACGGCGTGGCCGTTTTACCGAGTTCTGCCAGCAGCAAATCTTTCGCCTTATCGACGGAACAATCAGGGTCGGCCACACACTGATTCTGCAGTTCCATATGTTTGTTGCCGAACATGGCAAAGAGATCGCCGATAGCGTTAACACGGGCTTTCTGCTCAGCCATCACCTGCGCGCGGATCGCATTTTCATCCGGTGCCGGGTCTGTTTTTGCCTGCGGTGCCTGAGGCACCGGGTCACGCTGGGTAGTGTTGCGCGGCGGGGTGATCATGTTGCGAATGCTTTTTGGCATTTTTTCAAATTCCTCAATACGTTTTGAATGAATACAGGCCATAGCCTGAAGGGATGGTGTCACCTGGTCGGCAAAACCCAGTTCAAGGCACTCGCTGCCGTTCATCCAGGTTTCGTCCTCCAGCATTGCCGCAATTTCTTCGGTGGATTTTCCGGTTTTCTGCGCATAAGCCGGGATAAGAACGGATTCAACCTTGTCGAGAAGATCCGCATAGTCGCGCATATCGCTCGCATCACCACCAGCAAACCCCCAGGGCTTATGGATCATCATCATCGTGTTTTCAGGCATGATGACCGGATTGCCTACCATCGCAATCACCGAGGCCATGGAGGCCGCCAGACCGTCGATATGCACGGTAATCGCCGCGCCGTGATGCTTCAGCGCGTTATAAATAGCAATACCGTCGAAGACATCACCACCGGGCGAGTTGATATAAAGGTTGATGTGGGTGACGTCCCCAAGTGCCCGGAGATCATTGACGAACTGTTTCGCCGTTACGCCCCAGTACCCGATTTCGTCATAAATAAAAATGTCGGCCTCGCTGTTATTGCTGGCCTGCATGCGGAACCACGAATTACTTTTTGCGCTGGCTTTCGGACGGTGGCGCGCCCGGTTCTTTGGCTTCGGCACTGGTGCCTCCTTTATCATTGGCGGGGTCGGTGTCAAACACCAGGCCCTGTTCACGGTTCTCGTCAACCTCCGCTTTACGGCGTGACTTAACATCATCCGGGTTGCGACCGCTGGCACGTATCCAGTCGGATTCAGTAGCAGCACCGCCGCGGATCTGCGTTTTCCAGGCATTCGCTTCTTTAACGGGATCAATCCACGGCATAACGGGCCCCGAATAAACCGCGTTATAAAGCGAGTCCATATCGATGCCTCTCGGCAACTTGATTTCTCCGGCAGCAATAGCCATCTTCAGCCAGGCCCGGTACATGGGCCGGGTCACTGAACCGATGAACCAGTCCTGAAGAATCAGATATCCGTCGGTTGACTCGACAAGCTCCTGCCGCTGGGCACTGTACGTTCCGTTGTAGTTTCTGGATGTGCTGGAAAAGCTGAGGCGACTGCCTGCGGACACGGCACGCAGCTGTCCGTTACGAAACGACTCGAGGTTAGGGTTCGGGCGATCGGATTTAATCATCCCGATTTCTTCCCCGGCCTGCAGTTCGTCATAGAGCATACCGGGCTGAATCATCAGCTCGCGGTCCTCGCTGCCGGAATCAGAATCGAAGCTCTGTCCGTCGCCTTTTTTGATATACATGCCGAGTGCCGCAGCAATTCTGGCAGCAGTAAGCTCCGAGTCCTCGTACTCTTTCAGCGCGCTCAGACGCATCAGAACACCAGACAAAAGAGACGTTCCGCGGGTCTGGTGTAGGCGTCGGGTGAATTTGAGATGCAGCATGTTCTCTGCATCTATCTCTTTGGTATCAAACTGACGCCCGGATACTGGCAGGCTTTTATAGACCTGATATTTTTTCGGGCGCCCCCAGTTATCGACAAAAACGCCCTGATTGAGCTGGGTGGCGGCGTCGCTGTTCATCGGCACAAAGTCAGGCTCCAGCGCTTCCAGCCAGAACGGCACGCCAGCAACCGGCTGAAGACCATTTCCGGTACCGCGAACCAGCTGAGCAAATACCTCACCGTCCCGGAGCCACGTTCGCAGCATCAGCCGCTCAAGCATGGGGCGGGTAAACTGGGTTGTGACATCGGGTCTTACGGACCATTCGCCCCACTTTCTGCGGATATCAGTGGCCAGCTTCTTAGCGATCTTCCCGTTACTCAGCATCGGATGCGGTTCAACTATGATGCCCTTCGCACCCACCACCCTTTCTTCCAGCTTGTCGAAAACGCCAATCACCAGATCGTGGTTGTTGTCCAGCCAGCGCGCCTGCTGCCTCAGCGAAACCGCCCCCATCTGGCTGAGCTGATCGGCTGAACGATTTTCCTTCTGGGCTTTGTGAGTACGCGTTTGCTTTACCGCCTCATACGCCTTAATAACCGCGCGGGCACGCAGGCGTGAGGCTTTCCAGCCTGGTGAAAACAGGCCAATCGCATCATCTAAAAAACTCATCCAAACCTCGCCAGCCTGTAGCCGGGTCGCCCGCGGCGTTTGTTATTGAGCGTTGCCAGTCGTCGCTCCCATTCCTGACGGCCTTTTCTGATTTCCGACAGGTTTTCGAGCGTCATCTGCTGCCCGTTGAAAGTGATTGATTTCCCCTCCAGAACAGACAGCTCGGCTGCAGCGTAGCGGTCGATCATGGTTTGAATATCTGCTGGATTCACACCCAACCTCCTGACGAAGACCACGGATTAGCCTGCTCGGTTACGGGCTTCTCACGTTTTGGTTTTGATTTAGATTTCGGCGCAGGCGGCGGGGATGGCATTTCGCCAGTTTCCGTCTGCGTGTCCTCGATCCACGTTTCCCGCCGTGCCCACTCAGGAGCAGACGGCCATTTGATTTTTTCGTAACCACTAAGGATGGCGAGCGCGTCGGCATAAACGAGCAGGTCAAATGCTTCGTTTGCGCCCCGGCCGGGCTTACTCCATTTCCCTTCATTCGAGCGTTCCTCATACGTCAGTTCGTCATAGAACCAGCTGCCCAGCCAGGCGGGGAAATGCACATAGCCAGGGCCGGGTGAATCACGCCACAACGCATTATTCACCCGGTCTTTAAGGGCATCGGTCTGGAGAAGATAAAGAGGCACATCACCCGTCGCCTGTGCGCGGCGCGTTGACCTGCCCGTGTTGTCGGGAAACGTTCGCTGGATAAGTTTGCTGCGCCTGACGCTGTCCCCCTTGAAGAGATAGATACGCTTACCCAGCCCTTCACGACGACATCTGCGCCAGAATTTGTAGGCATTATCCGTCACGCCATCTTCACCCCCTGAGTCCACGGCCATCGACATCAGCCGCATGCCCTTTGACGGGTCAGCTGCGAGTGTCCACGTTTTATCAAAGACGTCGGTGAGTAAAAGATCCCAGTCCTCCGGGTAGCTCGCCGGATCCACCTGTAAGCTTTCCCCGTTACCGTCGCAGCGCAGCGAATGCCGGATGTTGTAACGGTCAACTATCCAGCGCTCACCCATACTTCCATAACCCGTAATCTGCACAACAAAGCGCCGGTTGCGCCCGGCCTGCACGTCCACGGTCGCAGTGAGGAACTGCACGCCGTCCGGTACCGAGCGTTTTGGGACTTCTTCGGCACGCTGCTCAAGCAATTCACTTTTACGCTGCTCCATGCTGGCCCTCGGCAAATAGGGCCTGCCGAAATCGGTGTTGATCACCGTCTTCAGGGTTTCTTCGCTGCGCGTGGATTCATATTCCTGCTCGGCGGTCAGGAACTTATAAATAAGCTGCGCCCAGGTCTGGTAAGCAGCTGCCGGACCTTCCATCCAGAAGGAGGCAATACGGGAACGACGCCCATCACCGCTAACCTGGCCTTGACTGTCGATGGTTTGCCCGTCCCGGAGCCAGACACATTTCATGTTAAGCGCACGCTTCATGTCCGGTGTGATCCTGCCTTTACAGGCAGGGCACTGAAGAAACGCCGCTTCGCTGGCAAGCACAGGATCGCTGCTGTCGCGGTATCCGGTCATATTGTCCATTTCCGGCTGGAAATATTCGCCGCAATGCGGGCATGGCCAGTAAAGACGACGGCGGTCACCACGGTTATAGAGCGATAAAATTCCGGTGGTCGGAGGGGCTTCATGGGGCGTGGAGCGCCGCCATTTTGTGTCTCTGATATCCCTCCCGGGCGAGCTCTCAACCAGCGTCATCCCGGAGGACATGAATGTCGTGGTTCGTTTCGATGCCAGTGAAAAAGCATCCCCCTCCCCGTCGATATCTTCCGGAAAGCGGTCATAATCCGTCAGCGCCACACTCTTATAGTCCGAGGACGACATGATATTGACGGATGGCCAGCCCAGCTTCAGATAGTTACCGGCGCGGAATGTACGGTCGTAGACGTTGTTATCGTTACGTCTTGGGCTTAGCCGGGTTTTAACTTCAGGGCTACAGCGAAAAGTACGGTCCAGGCGTTTTTTGGAATGCTCGCGCGCTTTTTCCTCAGATACCTGAATTACAAGCATATCTGCCGGATCGCAGACAATGTTATAAACGATCCAGCCGTCAATCAGCCCGATGGTTTTACCCGTTCGCGCCGGGCCCACAAACACAACCGCATCGTATTCACGCGATGCCAGACAGTTCATCGGCTCAATCACATAGGGTGCCAGATCCGGATCCCACGGAACTGAGTTTCCCGCCCCCATTGGCACGCGCATATAAGTACTGACCGCATCGGCCACCGGCATACGACGCGGGGCTCGTAAAATACCGGAAACATCGCGGCGGATGTCCCTGGCGGATGCCCGCTTTGCCATCAGTCCTCCTCAGGCTCTTCCTCCTCTTTTTCAGCGTCCTGCACCCTCTCCGCCATCTGGTCGCGCAGATCATCGATAACGCTTTGCACACGAACTACCGCAGCAGGCGTTAAAGCACAGTCGCGCTCGAGCACATCCGGGAGGGTTTCAAGTACCATGACGACGGCTTTCGCCATCAATGAGAATTCTCGCGCCACTTCATCTGCGGGTATTAACTGCCCCGTATCCTGTTCGAACTTCAGCCTCTCGTTCTCTGCTTTCCAGTGGGACAGCCTGTCAGAGGGGGGCATATCGTCGATGTTGGCCGAAACGGTAGGGATCATCAGTTCGGTCAGAATGTCGGTCACCAGATAGAGCTTTAACTTGCTGTTGCTGCCTGGAGCAGGTTCAACATTTTTCAGTCTCGCGGCAACCGTCTGACGGTGTACGCCGGTTATCCCTGCCAGCTGGTTGATATTGAGTTTTAAAGTGGCAATTTCCTGGTCCATGATGATGAACACTTTTTGAACGATTCGACATCTTGCGAAAATGGCCTCTAATTAAATCAAAGACCTGCGCACATGATGATGATGACCCTGGATCCGAAAAACTAGCCGTTTCCCGCGAGCGCGCCGCCCCGTGGCAGGCCACCCTGCCGGGAGGACCCATTAAAAATGACAATCATTATCATATCTAGTGTTGGCGATTCAGCCCAACCCATATCGCACCACCAGGCTTAAGCGCATTGAGGAGAGCATCGTTCACCGCTTCGTGCATCGCCTGTTGCAGGCCAACTACTGAAGCTGTCTGCGCATCAATCTTTGCCAGGAGGGATGCGAACAAATCGCTTTCACGCACGGCATCAATGATGGCCTGTTTCATTTCATCGCCAAGCCTAATCTTCGTCTTCGCGCTTGTTGCGACGGCGTTCTCGATGATGGATGAAGCAGCTTCATGTACCTTAAAGCGATCGGCCAGAAACTCAACCTTGCTATGCTCACCTTCAACACCGAGGGTCATGCCAGCTTCGTGCGGCTTGCCTTTGCCGGCGACGTTTAATTTAACTCTGTAGTTTTGAGACACTACGCCATCGCCAATCAGCGCTTCGTGGATGTAAGCCTTGCCGGTTTTATCGACAAACCAGCCACCTTTAAGGCCATGAAGTGCGCAGCTGTTACGGATCTCTTCGTCCAGCGCCTCTACAATTTCTCCGACATCGACAGAAGAAACCCCTTCGACCCAGTCACTGGCTCGCCAATCTCGTGCTGAGCCATCCTCTGTAATTGGACGCAGGCGCACCTGCAATCTCTCACCAGCTTTGAGGCCGGAAATAAGGCATACGGTAGCTGGCCAGAAGATGCGTTCTTTCATAAGTCGGCCATCTTCATGAAGGCATTGCAGTTCTAGCACCGCGCAGCCACCCGGCCATTTCCATTCGACGTCCACACCAAAAGGTTTGGGAGTGGTTTTTACGTAAGGGACGATTGAAGGTTCTGACATTTTAATTTTCCTTTTAGACGTGAGCCTGTCGCACGGCAAATCCGCCGAAAGTTAACGGTTTGCCCAGGCTCACAGCTGAAAGACTTTCACAGATGTACGCGTGCGACGCGCATTAAAAAGCCCCGCAGGTGCGAGGCCGATTTATACCGTGTAGGGGATAATGGTTGCCTTATCCGCTTGTGGGGATGACCATTATCAAGCCCACCAGCAGGTGAGCTTTGTAATGGCTACTTCGCCGGTTGAATATCGATGAAGTACTCTTTGCCCTGCTCGAAGAGTTCGAACGCTGCAGGGTTAGAGATAACCATCTGCAACTGTCCGCCAGGCGTGTACTTTGACCATGACTTGTTTTCTTCAGTGTCTGCGGTCACGGGGCTCATGTGAATTGTACGGTGTGAATAACCATCTGCTTTCTGAATGAAGTGACAGCGGAATTTAGCGCGAACGGACATTTAGTTTCCTCGGTTAGTAAAAAGCCCCGCTATTGCGAGGCTCTGGTTTGCTCTATTTCACGAATACCCGCGAAGTTATTGTTGCCCTTCTCAATCACAGCCAGCAGCGGCTTAATCCACAAAACAGCCTGGCAATACGTCATTGAGCTGGCGGCAGCGGAACGATCATCGGCTGCGTAAGGTCTGTTGGTATCGGTGTGCATGGCGCTGGCACGTAAACGGTGCGCGTATTCGAGCAGCCCACCAGCGACATCAGCAGGAACAGGCAGATCACAGGTCTTTTCACGGCGGAGAATCTCCCGGTATTCAATTACGGTTTCTTCGGTGCTGGTGTCTATCAGAGAGTTAAGCCTGTTAGCATGTTCGGCTACCTGATTGAACCGATTAAAGTTGAATGCCTGCGTGGCGATCACCTGTCCCTGCAAAGTGTTGTCACTTCTCAGAACGTCGTTATCACTCTGCAGACCGCTGGCGTCTGAACAACTTTTAACGAGTGCGACTGACAGGCCAGCTATGATGACAATCGCGACTGGGAATAGATTAAGTTTCACTGGTCTATCCCCCAGCACGTCAGTGCGCTTTCCTGATCCCGACGCTCAACCTGACCATAGCAACCATTCTTCTGGCCTTTAGTCAGGCGGCAGTCGCGACCACCATCTCTAATCCACCAGCGAATCGCCTCGCATGCCCCTTGGCGGTCACCGGCATTGATGCGCTTGTAGAACGTGGAAGGAAAGCACTTACCCGGCCCGATGTTGTACGGGCAGAAAGATGCGATCCCGGCCTTCTGCGGTTCGGTAAGCGGTACCGTAATATTGCGGTTAACCCACGCCAGAGCCTTATTGCGTTCGATGGCGTTCACCTGATTGCATTTCGCCTGTGTCAATTTCATGCCCTGCACAACCGGTTTACCATCAACCATCGTGGCGCCGCGGCAAATAGTCCAGATACCACCGCCATCTTTGTACGCCGTGAGGCTGTTACCCTCTTTCTCATTCAGAAACTGATCGAGAATGACGGATGCCGGAGCACCAGCGAGTACCAACCCGAGAACAGTAGCACTCAATTTTGCTCTGGTTCCCATCACTCACCTTCCTTTTGTAATGCCTCAACGACCACGCTTGCAGCTGCAGGACGTTCGTGAAGGGGTTTGTCACCAACGCCTTTCAGGTAGTCATTGACCATTTTTGTCCGCTTCTCGTCCTCTCTACGCCTGCGGTTTGCATCAACCCGCCCGTTGATGTAGGAGGCAAGCGAGATAAGCAAACCGGCAGCGCCAAAGAACATGAACACCAAATCCTGAGTGGTAAATCCAATGGCAGACGCAAGAGCTGCTACCCACGCGAAGAACTGCGTGAAGATGTTCCCTGAATCGTTCATTTTCATCGTCTCTCACCTCGCTGTGTGCGGGTGCTGTGTGGAGGGAATAAAAAAGGCCACCAGATGGCAGCCTTAGAAAAGGAAAACCTCGCCGAAGCGAGGCCATTTGAATTTGAGGCACCTCATCCAACAAACCACCCGAGGTTAATTGGGTTTTGACGAGATGCTTTTGGATGAGCGCTGAACCCAAAGGTCAGTATTTTCACACAGCAATTTTGCAAAAAGCAGCGCCCATTCAAAACGGGGTTGCTTTTCAGTCACTCCGGGGAGCCCATCATCGCAGACCGAAAAGCTTAAACTGGAGCGGGCAGCGGGAATCGAACCCGCATCATCAGCTTGGAAGGCTGAGGTAATAGCCATTATACGATGCCCGCATGGTGCACTGTACTGGAGTCGAACCAGTGGCCTTTGCCTCCGGAGGGCAACGCTCTATCCATCTGAGCTAACAGTGCGTGGTGCCGACTACCGGAATCGAACTGGTGACCTACTGATTACAAGTCAGTTGCTCTACCTACTGAGCTAAGTCGGCAGTGGTCCGCCACCGGAGCCTCGAACCCCGTACCACAACACCTGGGTTGCCGCTCTTCCCGATGAGCTAGTGGCGGTTTGGTGGCCCTTGTTGGGTTTGAACCAACGACCGGGCGATTATGAGTCGCACGCTCTAACCGCTGAGCTAAAGGGCCGGGAGCGCGATGATACCTAAGCGAAACTACCCTTGCAACTATAAGGTCTTATGACAACCGACCATATGACAGGGGTACTGGTGCTATGCACCTTCGCGAATACCCCTGTCGTATCGCCGGAAAGCAAAAGCCCCGACTGGCGGGGCTCTCGTTATAATTAAATTGTCGCTTAGACTCGCTGCCATCGCGGCGCAGCTCTGCCAAGTAAGAATGGATTATCTAATTTCTTGACGCGTTTTCAATGTTTAACAAGAAAAATAGCACTTTTTGCTAAATTTAGCGGCATCATGAAACTTTCTCCAGGCCCCGGCGCACAGAAAGAAAAACCTTTGCCCGGAATATCTCAAGACACCAACGCACACGCTCTCTGGCCTCTCTGTCTGTCAACCATGGAGCTAAACGCTGCAGCTCTCTGGAGATATCTGACATTTTTTTGCGGGTGGTGTAATACTGGCATCCAACCACGTAAACGGGGTCGGCCAACTCGAACGCCTGCAGCACAGCCTCCTCTACAAATTCGACATCATCAGCGCTCATAGCCTCATCGACCAAACTGGCTTGCGGTTCAGGCCAAAGAATTGAGCGGGCACGTTTCATAGCCTGCTCTCCACGATAACCCTCTTCTCTCGCCTGATTCAGCGCGGCAGTGAAACGTTCAAGAGCTTTGTCAGACCAGTTTTTGCCACGGATGACATTCCAACACGAATGCCCTGTTGGTTTACGTGGTGCAGTATCACCACGCACCCCATCACCCCATACACAAAGGAGTGATTTGATCCAGCCAGCCTGAATACCTGTAAGTAATACGGACTTCCCCAGATAGCGCTTATGAGTGGCGTTCGCCACTGTGGTAAAGGCATTAAGATACTTACGACGTTGCTGCGGTGTCATTCTCAACTCCATACACTTACTTATTTACTATTACGCCGACTGCCAGCGCCCAATCCAGAAACCGGAACAGCAGCTGCAGCTGCGAGCCGTGTTTCTTCTCGAACGCCGCTACATCGGCATGAAGCTCGTCGTGACACTCTCTGCACAGAGGGAACACGAAGAGATCGTGGGCCTTGGTGGCGGTACCGCCCATCCCATTTCCGATAATGTGGTGGGGATCGTCTGCAGGTCTTCTGCAACCAGAGCAAGGCTGAGCTTTAACCCACCGGGTGTAGTCCTCGCAGGTCCAACGCCGACGCTTTGGCCTGAGCATAAAAGATTCTGGTGACTCTGGATCCGCACGTAGCGCTAATACCTTCGGATGTTGTTCCTGTGTCTCCTGCTGGTTTGCTCCCGACCTGCATCTTTTAAATGCCCCTGCAGTATTGAGCCTCCCCTGCAGGGCAACGGTTGGCCTGTTGTCTGCGGCAATAATGCTGCTTTCTTTGTAGACGGTAGGGAATGGCTCATACGGTAGCCTCAGCGCCCTGGCAGCCAGACCTTCCGGAATGGCATCTGCCACACCGGCATACACGGCCCACCAGCACAGTTCTGCGACAGAAAGCTCACGATCTTTACCAGCCCGGAGTGACATCAATATCGAATCTACAACCCACTCAATGACATTCTTACGTGCCAGCGCCGATAGTCGCTCTGTAGACTGGTCCCGCAATTCATTATCACAATGCCAGCATAGAAGCATTGCACCGGGCTCAAACTGCATTGTGACCAGTTCAGCATGGTGATAATCGGAGTGTGGCCACTGGCAATGCTGATACCTGCGGCGTAACCATGCCTCCAGAGCAGGCATGCCACCAGCAGCTTTGATAACTCGCTCATCAGTGAAAAAAGACTCGAGGGATTTATCTTCTGCAAGTGGCTGCCGGGCATCAGGCACCCTGCCCGAAGGCAGGTGTGACATTGATTTTGGTTCTGGCTCGATCAGAATGCGCCCCTGGAGAAAGAGGCTCATCAGTTCGCTGCCTGGCTTCAATAAGACAACACCCAGACTGCGAGCGATGTCGGGCTTAAGTAATGCTCTCACGCCACCTCCCGCTGCTCTGAGCACATTTCAGGAAGATTTGCCCGCACCAGCGCCTCAGCAAAAGGCGGAGGTACTGCATTACCGCAACGGGCAACCTGCTTATCTTTTGCATAGCGTTTGCCGCGATAATCCTGATCGATGATGTAACCTGCCGGGAATCCCTGAGCCCGATAAAGCTCATGTGGCTGTAACATTCTCATGCCGATATCGACGATCTGGTATTTCACCCCATCTATCGTTACCAGCCAGTCCTCATCATTTTTTCCACAGTAAGCTTCCAGGAAAGTGCGGACCTCCCCAACATGTTGACCACCAGCTGTTACCGTAGGCATTGGATTATCGAGAGATTGTCCATCACGGCAAGTTCCCCGCAATTTCACAAGGTGAGACGCAACAACCGCATGATGATCAACAGTAGTAACGGAGTGTGCTGGTTCATCCAGGCTCACACCCGGCCCCGTGTAATTGCCGCCATAGTGCTTCGCCAGAAACGCACTGACCGTCGCAAACTTATTACCGCCGGCGGTGACGGTTCCAAGCGGGTTATCCAGCTGGAGGATGCGCGGCTGTTGCCCTGGGCGTTCGCCATAGCCCATCTGGATCAGTGTTGGCGTTACCAGCTGTGATTTACCACCGCCACCAGCAGTAATCGTCGCGCTCGGTTCGTCAGCGCGGTGCCCAACACTGGCACCAAACTGACGGGCGATAACCGGCGCAACAACGCATGCACGGGACTGCTTCAGGATGGTGTGCGCGGGTTTATCCAGCGGGCGCGGCTTTGCCTGGTACTCACTGCCGCCGTTGCCAGCCAGGAACGGAGTGATAGAAGCCTCTACTACGCCGAGGGCATGCCCATTCCCACCCGGGCGCGCCGACGTACCGGCGGTGACGGTTGGGACCGGCTCAGTAACTGGTTGTCCGGTTGCGCCTGTACGGAATTTTGTAAGGTGCGGTACCGCCAGTGCATACCCGTGGGTTTTCGTGATGGTCTGCAGAGGAGCCTTCAAATCCTGCCCACGAAAACAGTCGTAACTACCTTTAGAGGTCGTGTGGTTGCACTTCACAATGAATGGTGATGCACTCTCGATCACGAAGCGCTGGATGCCGCGGGCGATCCTCTTAAGCGTATTTTCCGCCAGTGGCTTTTTGCGGTCGAAGATGGACAGAGCCGGGATATTCCAGTCAATGCACTCCGCAGCGGTACGCCATGGCGCCAGCTTGCCGCTCTGTACCTCCAATGATTTCGGATCACCATGGGTCGCTTCAGGCCACTGAATCTGGCGACCGTCACAGCGCATGACCATGAAGAAACGCTTTCTGATGGTCGGTGCGCCGAAGTCGCAAGCGCGCAGCTCACGATAATCAACCTCATAGCCAAGCCCGGCGATCAGCTGTTGCGCCTGCTGGCCGTGTGGCTCAATGGCAAGGAATTCACAAACTTCAGCCAATGCAGGATGATTCGCCGCGATCCCCGTAGACAGCATGCCGACAAATGCCTCGAACGTTTCACCTGCACGCTCTGGATCCGGGCGTAATTCTTCATCCAGCAGAGGTCCCCATGTCTTAAATTCTTCGACGTTCTCCAGCATCATGACGCGGGGACGTACCGCCAGAGCCCAACGAAGGACTATCCAAGCCAGACCGCGAATTTCTTTCTTAACCGGCTTCGCACCTTTCGCTTTGGAGAAATGACGACAATCAGGGCTAAACCAGGCCAGCCCGACAGGTTTACCGCTGGTGGCTGCGATTGGGTCAACGTCAAACACCGACTCGCAATAATGCAGCGTGTCCGGGTGATTCGTTTTATGCATCGCAATAGCGTTTTCGTCGTGGTTGATAGCGATATCCACGCCGCGCCCGATCGCCAGTTCAATGCCAGTACTTGCGCCGCCGCCACCAGCAAAGTTATCAACGATAATTTCACGCATTGACGGCCCCCTGCATGCTATTGACCAGGCCGCCAGCTACAGTGATGATTTCGCTGGTGGACATGCGCTCAAGCCAGAGCTGATTGATGTTTGCTTTAAGCTTGTTCTGCTGTGAAACAGGTAGAGCATCAGCCCCCTCAATCTGGTTAAACACCAGTCCAACCTCAAGAGGCCAAACGCGCGATTCGTTTAATTCCTTCTCCTTTGTTTCCTGCGTTTCACGTATATGGGCGCGGATCCCTCGAATATTCGACCATTTGGCTTTATCCAGGCTTTCCATGATTGCAATGAATTCACTGTGGTTGATGCCGTATTCTTTTGCAGATTCAACGGCAACCGTGCGAAGCCGCTCTGACATGTCTTGTTTCACGTCATCGCTATCAAAGGGCAATGTTTCCAGCCAGGCATTAACACCCACCAGAACGCTCTCGCTGATCAGCTTCTTCGCTCTGTCGATCGTCAGCGGTGAAACGTTGGTAAACTCAGGGTTTTCCAGTGAGTCAGCCGCCCAGGTATGTCCAAACTTTGACTCGCTGAAGGTGTACTCCTGTTTCTCGCCGAACGCCGCCACAACACAGGCCCACGCCTCTGCACCACTGATTTCCAGAATGGCTTTTTGGGTTAATGGCAGCTCAACCTCTGGTTTCTCCGGTTCTGCCTCGGCTTTCAGCTCTGGTGCAGCAGCATATTGCGTTCTTTCCACAGCAAATTGCGCCAGGGAGATCGAAGCACGACCTTTGGCCTCCAGGTCAGTTCGGTTGATGTAACTGAAACGCTCCCCTCGCCAGGTCTTGTCGAAGACCACGATAGCGCCAGCAAAAAATGCGCTGGTGGGCTGCTGCTTTTCGTCTTTCGGCACGAACCATTGAGGAAGATCGAAACCAATTCGGCCACGGATAAATGTGACGTGATCTGCCTCTTCAGGCCACCACGTCTCACTCGTCGCAGACTTAATGAGAAAAACGTACCGACCGCCCTTTTCTCGCATTTCCATGGCATGGTTAATGATGTGGGTCATCCCGGTGATCGCCTGCTTTTCGTGGTACTGAGAGCGGCTGTATGGCGGGTTAGCAAACGCGGCGCCACCGAGTTCAGCCAGACGCTCAGACCAATCCTGCATCAGCGCGTTATCTTCGGCGGTATACCAGGCAGGGCATTTTGCATTACTGTCGTCTGCGAACAGATCCAGAACCAACGGGCCAAATATCGAATTGATGCCCCAAAATAGTAGATCTGGTGTACGCCACTGATCACCAACCTCTTTCAATTCGTGCTCTGGTTTTGAACGGAGTTCAGCCAGTGCACGGCAGTATTTATTTTCCATCATCCTCTGAACCCCTCTGGAATCTTGTTATCAACCGGACCGAACTTCATCGGGTCATGTTTCTTTTCGCCCCAGCTGTCACGCGGTGGCCTCCCCTTCTTGTCCCAGCGGATCCCGCTTTGCAGATAACCTTCAAATTTTTTCGGGCCGAACAACGTTTCAGGGCGCATGTACTGGTACTGCACGTCATTGCCGTTCCAGTGCTCATGCTTAAGGTCAATCACCAGCTGTAAGTCGCTAACGGTGTAACCTTCACGCAAACGAGCACGGATGTTTTCCAGAGAGGTTTTTGATTTTTGATATCGTGAGCCGCTAACCAGGTTCAGATGATTCAGGACCAGAATGGCGTTATCGGTGATCACTACCTCAGGGTCGGGTTGCGACGCAACCGGACAAGAAGGTTTTTTATCTGATGGATCTGTAGTTGATTTTACTGACGGATCCCCGCCAGTTTCTGACGGGTCAAAACCGTTGTTTTTATCGGATTTTGATGCCTCAAATTTTGAGGGGGCAGAATTTGACGCGTCAGAATTTGAGGTGTCAGATTCTGACAGGTGAGAAAGAGCAGCAGCCTGAAGTTTCACGACATTCAGTTGATAGACGTTCGAGGCATTGCGGTTGCCCTGGCGACGCTGTTTGCGTGTTAGCCAACCTTCCTTCTCAAGCTTCGCTATCGCAGTCCTGACAGTACTTTCCCCAGCGCCAATCTGGCGGGCAATTGTCGCTATAGACGGCCAGCACACCCCCTCATCGCTGCTGAAATCAGCCAGGCGCGCCATAATGACCACGCTGGACAGCTTCATTCCTACGGCAGCACAACCATCCCAGACGTAGGAGGATAATTTCACACTCACTTGTCGATCCTCCTGAATCGTGCACGGAAAATAAGTAACGGCGCCGCGCACTCCCACTCGTACCCTGGGCGCTTATAGACAACCTTCTGACTGTCTGGCTCGTATCTGATAACGTTGACGACGATGCCATGGTTATCGCGGTAAAGCCGATCAAGAATCTGATGATTGTTGCTCACATCACCCTCCCATCAGCTCTGAGGCGTAACGCTGGGCAATCCACTCAACGCCACGAGGTGTCACACGTGTCTGGGTGTAGGCATGGCCGAAGTCAGAAGTGCCCGTTTTGACAGTGAATAGGCCTTCGCGCTGACGCAGTGCATGCGGCAGGAGATTGCCGGACTGACGAAACAGCACCTTGTCTCGCAGGAGAGCGTCGATCATTGCCTTTTCCGGCATATTGAGGATTTTCGCCGTTTCGCGGAGACTTTTTGCACCACCGGCTTCAACGTAATGTTCGACGAATGCAACTTTCGGCGCGTCCTGCTGCACTTTATTCACCAGCGCGGCATTCTGCTCTGCCATATCAGCTGCCAGGCGTAACGCTTCAGGCAAGGTCTGAGGAACTGACGGTGCCTCACCCTCAAGCTCACGCAGGCGACGGATGATCTTCATACGCAAAGGAGCGCTATAACCTGCAACGAGGCATTCGGTATGCTCGCGGTCTAAGCGATACTCGCGGTAAGTTTGTCCATTTTGGGGGTGTACGAAGTTTTGCGCATACCCTCTTACATCCTCTCCCAGTTGTTCAAACATTCGTTCAATGTCGCGAATCACATCTGAGTGACGCTTTTCTGTCAGCCTGGCGATCTCACGGCTTCCCATGGTCATAGGGCTGGAACTAAAAACTGGTAGTGACGCCGGCGCGCCTGTTTGGTTCATTTGCCGTACCATGCCGCAGCCCTCCGGTTGAATACCCCCACAATGAGAGCCGCGCGACTGTGGTTACATGGAACCCAGCGCCCTGCTACCATTCGCTCATACCTGAACGACGGTGCTTCCGGGAGCGGAATTGACCGAAGTTGCGGTAAATGAGGAATTGCGGTTAAATTGCTCATGCGGATTTCTCCATACACAATGATTTATCTGCCACGACGCCCGGAGCTGCACACTCGCGGGCGTCACTCTTTTCTGGTGTACAAAACACACGGAAAAGTAGCGTCAAATGTTCCTGCCACTTCGTCATAACCTGGTAGCTGTTCTCCTCTATCTGTGCCCGTTCAGATGCATCGATAATTCCGTCTGCCGTAGCTTTACGGATGTAATGTGAGTGCTTGCCGATCCACTCAATGGATTCCATTAAGCGCTGGTGAATATCACCGTTATCGATCTCTTCCACTTCTGCCAGCGGCACGAACACCCCGTGCGAATGCCGTGCTACCGCGTCAGCGATATGGTTTGACCCACCAGCACTCTGCAACACCATCGCCCAGCCAAGCGGGAATATCTGATCACCTTCAGCACGCAGGCGGTTAAACAGCGCGTTCTCTGTCACTCCCAACCATTCAGCTGCTTCGGAATACCCGCCGGGAAGTTCGGTGATCGTCTTTTTAATTGCGGCCACCAGCCAGGCAGGCTGCTTATCTACTTTCCATTCAGGCTCTTTACCCACGGTTAACCCCTTACTTCTGTGGTTACTTTGTCACTTCATTGGAATTAGGCTTTTCGTAAAGGTCTGGATGGAAAATCAGCCCTCCTTCAGTACGGTAAGCAGCTTCAGCTGCTCGGCCCTTAGGAATGAGGCGGCCAGGCCTATTGCGCCATTGGTAAACTGCCTCGCTTGTAATGCAAAAAAACTCGGCAACTTTTTCAATGCTGCCGAAGTACTTTTCAATTTCGTCGGTTGTCATGGCGCCCCCTTTTACTAAGTTTGGTTAGATATTAATTACCAATCCAACTTTGGTCAATAAAAACTAAGATTACTTAGTCTTTTAAAACATTGGTGCTTTCATGGAAACGGTTGGACAGCGCATTAAAGCCCTACGCAGAATTACAAAAACCTCACAAAAAGAACTGGGTAAGTTCTGCGGGGTGAGTGACGTTGCAGTTGGGTATTGGGAGAAAGATGTTAATGTTCCCGGTGGGGAATCGCTGATAAGATTGGCTAAATTCTTCAATACATCAATAGATTACATACTCTACGGAACAGAATTCGAAGGAACCCTCATTACAAAAATGCGGCGCGTTCCTGTAATTTCGTGGGTTCAAGCCGGACAATTTACTGAGTGTAAAGCAGCAGATCTTTTAAGCGATGTGGATAAATGGGTAGAAACATCACTTCGTATCGGAGATAACTCGTTTGCTTTAGAGGTTAAAGGGGATTCAATGACTAACCCTAACGGCCTTCCCACAATACCTGAGGGTGCAACCGTCATTGTAGATCCAGATGCTGAGCCACTTCATGGGAAGATAGTGGTCGCGAGAGTAGATGGCACAAACGAAGCGACGGTAAAAAAGCTAGTTATAGATGGCTCTCAGAAGTTTTTAGTCCCTTTAAACCCACGTTATCCTAACATTCCGATCAACGGAAACTGCCTTATCATTGGCGTCGTTAAAGGCGTTCAGTACGAACTCTAATCCATAAACTCCTCCCGCCCCCAAACATCAGGCTAAGTTTAGTTTGATGTTTCCACTTGACCATAAAACTAAGTTAAGTTAGATTTTGATTACCAACAGCGAACAGGCAGGACGCCCACGAAGTAGCCGCCCGGGGCATTTGAAGGCCGGGATGATTCGCCAGTGTGAAGTGGAGAAAGCCAATGGATGAGAAGTTAGAAGCGCTTTTAGAAAAAATTGCTCGTCTGGAGCTGGCAGCCAAACGAGGGTTGCAGTTCAACGAAGAGATTAAGCCTCATTTAACACAAGGCCACATTGTCTCAGTCGAATACTGCAACACAACGTTAAAGCACTGCGCTCTGTTCCGGGAATGGATCAACGAGTGCTTCGGATCATCAGAATAGATGCCTGCTCGGACATTCCGTGTCCCTGTACGTAGACTTTTTGGTGCTCTGCTTGGGTCAAGTTATAAAGGGTTTCATCGCCTTCAGAATGAATATTTCCTTCGATGATGTCACCTTTTACAACTTCATACCCGCCGGAAAGCTCAGCAACCGTGAATTCTCCGAACTGGTCACGGATAACGATGTAACCAATGCGGTGCTCATTATGTACGACGACTCCGCGCATGAAATTTTCCTTCTGGCTGTGTGAGAGCGACCAGAGTACCACCGAGCCTGAAGTGGTGAAAAGACAGGCGCACAACATGAAAGCGCACTCCATCAACTATCGGTTGTGGATGACAGGTAAGCAAACAGGCGGAGTGCGCTTCCAGTTGTGGTAATGCGGCTCTGCGCACGTGACGAGGCCGACAAGTTTTTATTTCAACATTTGAAATGAATACGTTTCTTGAGGTGTAGCGTCGCCGGTTCTGGCCGGTCCGGCAGGTGGAGGCACCACCGCCACAATATGTGAATTGCTGTGTGTAGTCTTGGCGGTACCAGTACCAACCTTAGAAGTCCCTGGTACCGCCCTTTTTACACAACAGACAAGGGCATCGCCGGGCGACGGGCTCATTCCCCAATCCACCCGGGCGCTATGGAAATGGACCTCCTACCCATAGCCGAAGCGCAGGTGCCCTTTTCTGTTGTGTATGGAGAAGTTCCACTGGCGGTGGCAGCCGCCTCACAGAGGGTAAAACCATGAGTAATGACCGCATGACCGTAGTGCCCGATTTCCTGGGCGAACTGGATGCCGGCGTGTTCATGAACAAGATCTCGGCAGCTTTAAACACTACCGCGCTTGGCGTTCTGAACAACGGTACCAAAGGCAAAGTAGTTCTCACCTTTGATATTGAGCGTATGGGTAATTCCGTCGAAGAGAAGCGCGTCAAGATCAAGCACAAGCTGAACTACGTCACCCCAACCCCGCGCGGTAAAGCCTCCGAAGAAGACACCACCGAAACACCAATGTGGGTTAACAAAGGCGGCAAGCTGACCATCCTCCAGGAAGATCAGGGACAGTTGTTCGGCATCAACGGCGGCGTTGACGGAAAGCTTAAAGCGGCTCAGTGAACCGCCTCAACCAATTCACTGCAACCACTTCGATCATTAGCAAATAAGGAATTTTATGTCTCAGCAATTAGACAGCAGCGCCATCAAACAGGTTAAAGACCTGGTTCTCTCCGGCTATCATCTGAATGATATCCATGGTCTGGCTTGCCCGACTGCATTGCTTCCGGACGGGACAAACGTCGAAAGCCTTGAGCGCTTCTCTTTGGAGCGCTTCCGCTTCCGTGGCGCCATGGGCACAACCAGCATTGAAGACTTTGTCCGTTACTCAAAGGGATACGCCAGCTCAACCGAGAAAGCTCGCTGCTTTATTGATGCTGACAAGATGACCGCCCGTTCCATCTTCAATATCGGCACGCTGGATAATCCTGGTCATGCGGACAACATTGCTTCGATCAGCCTGAAACAAACCGCTCCGTTCCGCGCACTTCTGCAGATCAACGGCCAGCGACTGAAACAGAAGCAGATCGCTGAATGGTTGGAAGACTGGAGCGATTACCTTTTGGCGTTCGATGCGGAAGGCGGGGCCATGCAAATTTCCCAGGCTGCTCAGGCGGTCCGTCGTATCACTATCCAGCAGGCAACGCAGCAGGATCACGAAGACGGTGATTTCAGCGGTAAAAAATCCCTCATGCAGAGCGTTGAAGCCAGTAGCAAAGACGTTATGCCTGTGGCGTTTGAATTTAAATGCGTACCGTATGAAGGTCTTGGTGAACGCCGTTTCAGCCTGCGTAACAGCTTACTGACAAACGATGAACCATGTTTTGTTCTGCGCATTGTCCAGCTTGAAGCGCAGGAAGAAGCTATTGCCAATGAGTTCCGTGATCTGCTGATCGAGAAATTCGACGGCGACACAGTTGAAACCTTCATCGGTAACTTTAAAGCGTAATTGCTCAGCCTTAATAACCCCGGCAACGGGGTTATTAGTGAAGCGTAATTCCTTTAAATATCGCCATCCGGCGAGGGATTCGTACAACCAAAAATCGCCGCAGGTGCAGCTGCAAAAAATGGAGAAGATTCGATTATGAGTTATATACAAACGCTTTCCGGCAAAAAGTTTAATTTCATTAACCCAACTGCAGCCGACGTTGATATTGAAGATATCGCAAACGCTCTGTCCAACATTTGTCGCTTTGCTGGCCATCTTCCAGAGTTCTACAGCGTTGCCCAGCATTCTGTCTTAGCGAGCCAAATTGTACCGCCTGAATTCGCATTTGAAGCCCTGATGCATGATGCGGCTGAAGCGTATTGCCAGGATGTACCTGCACCGCTTAAAGCCCTGCTTCCTGACTACCGCCGTATTGAAGCCCGCGTTGATGGTCTGATTCGTACTGTGTTTGGATTACCGGCAGATATGTCCCCTGTTGTGAAGTATGCGGACCTCACAATGTTAGCGACCGAACGCCGCGATCTGGAAATTGACGACGGAACCGAATGGCCTTGCCTTAAAGGGATCCCCACCAGCGATATTATTCAGATCATTCCACTTCGCCCTGGTCAGGCCTACGGACTGTTCATGACCCGCTTTAACGAACTGATGGAGCTGCGCGCATGCAACAACATATGAAAGTAAAAGAATTAGTCACAGCGGCACACATAGCAGCGTCAGACCTTCCACCAGCAGAGGCACAGTTAATGCGTGAAGTCGCCACCAGACTGGATGTGACCTTTGTTGCCCTAACTGAAGCTCTGGATCAGCGCGTCACCCTTATGGCAGAGAACGAAATTTTACGCGGGGAGAAATCGCAATGAACGAACAAACTAAAGTTAAACACCTCCATTTCTACGGTGCCAGCGACGATTTGCTGGAATGCGAAGGCGCGATCCGCGAGGAGATTGGTTGCTACAACTCTCCAGGCATCTATCACCTCAAATCCGCCGAGGGTGAAATTCAGGTGGTCGGTTATTACCTCGACAGCGGGCTGTGGAGCATCGGCATCAGTCAGGTTGCCGAAGATACGCTGCTGCCAGCGTGGCCCGTCTCTTACGCCATGCATGAGCGTGGTTATAGTGTCCAGCTCACCATCTCAGTGCCGGACGACACCATTCTGGTTTTGTCAGAGGAAGATGAATGAGCATTACCCTGCATAACGCCGACTGCTTCGATATTTTTCCCACGATTGCCAGCGGTTCCGTAGACATGGTGTGTGCGGATATTCCCTACGGTACCACGCAGTGCTGCTGGGATTCGGTGCTTGACCTCAAGGTGATGTGGCATGAACTGTACCGCATCGCCAAACCGTCGGCGGCAATTGTCCTGTTTTCGGCTCAACCGTTTACCGCTGTGCTGGTCGGCAGCAACCTGGCGGACTGGCGATCCGAGTGGATTTGGGAAAAAGGCAATGCCACCGGCTTCCTTAATGCCAAAAAACAGCCGTTGCGCGCCCATGAAAATATCGAGGTGTTTTATCGTCGCCAGCCGACATACAACCCGCAGTTTACCCATGGCCATGCGCGCAGAACATCGAAGCGCAAAACCGTCAATTCGGAGTGCTACGGCAAAGCGCTGACGCTGACTAAGTATGACTCAACCAGCCGGTACCCACGCGATGTGCAGTTTTTCTCGAGTGACAAGCAAATCGGTAATTTCCATCCAACCAAGAAGCCGCTGGCACTGGTTCAGTACCTGATCGAGACCTACAGCAACCCCGGCGATACGGTGCTGGATTTCACAATGGGAAGCGGTACCGCAGGAGTAGCCTGCCTGCGTATCGGGCGCTGCTTTATTGGCATTGAGAAAGACACCTCAATATTTCAGGTCGCGCGTCATCGTATAGGGATTAAGCAGGAGCATGCAGCATGAAGATCCGCTGTTTTTTCAAACTTCATAAATGGGTGCTGTTCAAGAAAGAGCTTCACCCATATCAATCCCTTAACGGGCTGCAGCCAACTATTATTTTCCACTATGGGTGTAATGGCTGCGGCAAGACCAGAACAGAGACCCGTGAAGAGGGTTACTGGCATTCTTTTAAACCATCAGATTTGGAGCACATGTAATGAACCACCTTATGATAGACCTCGAAACCATGGGCAATAAGCCTACTGCGCCAATTGTCGCGATCGGCGCTGTGTTTTTCGACCCGAAAAACGGCGAGCTGGGCGCCGAGTTCTATGTGGCCGTCAACCTCGCCAGCGCCATGGATCAGGGGGCTACACCTGATGGTGATACCATCCTGTGGTGGCTAAAGCAATCCGCAGAGGCACGCGCTGCGATTTGTACCGACGATACAAGAAGCATCACCTTTGCTCTCTCCGAGTTGAGCTCATTTATCAGTCGTAACTCTGACAACCCACGTTATCTGAAAGTCTGGGGCAATGGTGCTAACTTCGACAACGTGATTTTGCGCTCAGCCTATGAACGCGCCGGCCAAACTTGCCCATGGCAATTCTGGAACGACAGCGACGTGCGAACCATGGTACTGCTTGGCAAAGAACTCGGTTTCGACCCAAAGCGCAATATGCCATTTGATGGTGTAGCCCACAACGCACTAGCCGATGCCCGCCACCAGGCGAAATATGTTTCGGCAATCTGGCAGCGCCTGCTGCCCACCAGCACCGAAGAATAAACCTAAACGCCCGGGTGCAGCCGGGCTATGGAGAATCCATGAATACTCTTTTTTTTCTTATGGCTGAGTTCAACACCCCAAACATTGAACTTTCAGTGGTATGCCAGAAGTATTTCGGCATGAGCCCGGCGACTGCAGAGGCAAAAGCCAATGCATGTCTGTTGCCTATCCCAACCTATCGCGTGGGAACCTCTCAGAAAGCAAAGCGCTGTATCAATATTCAGGATCTTGCTGAGTATATCGACAAGAGAAGGGAAGAAGGACGAGTTGAGTGGGAGAGAGTTAGAACAGATAAACCGAAAAATAGTTAA